CGGCAAGCGTATTCCGCTGGTGGAGGAACTTAGCACCGCTGAGCCAGAGCCACAACCTGCGCCGGAACCAGTGCCAGAGCCAGTGCCTGAAGCAGACACCGACGCGCAGAAGGCGGTTGATTACCTCAAGGGGCTGACTTCGCTCGATACCGACGATATGGACGTGATCCGCGCTGGCCGCAGTCAGGTGCGCGAAGCCATTGCCGCGCTGACGGCCGCGGGTGTGTTCGATGCAAACGAGTCCCTGGTTAATGACGCCGTGCAGCACCTGAGCGATCTGCTAGTGGCTGTGCAACGTAATGGGGTGGCCGCATGAGCTTAACCGCACTGCAAAAGCTGGACTTAGCCGACCAGCTGGACGAGCTGATCATCAAAGCGCCGACCGTGAAGGGGCTGGACCTGCTGGATCTGAATGACCAGATGGAGGCAATCATGCTCCAGCTGGGTTATGGCGCTGCGCCAGCACCCGCCACAAGCGAACCGGCACCCGCGCCGGTCACTGAGCCGCACCCGGAACCCGTGAAGGAAGATCAGCCCATTCCCGAAGTGGTTACTGACTTTCTGGCCGGTAAGTTCACCAGCCAGGCGCAGCTGGATTTTGTCGAGACGCTGCGCCGCGTCGGTGACTACATCGGCGTCTATCTGGAGCTCGACGACGCCAGACAACAGACCGCCAGCTGGATAGCGGCCAGCGGCCTCGCTGCTTAATCTTCACCCCGTTTCGGCGGGGTTTTTTATTCCCGGAATCAAAATGCTGAACGAGAAAATACGAAATCTGCTGAGCGATGCTGGCAGCATATTTGCCCTGATCGGGCTGGTGGGCTCACTGCGAAAAGCGCAGACCACAACGGGGCGATCGTCATACGTCGTGACCGGCAAAGGGCAGGAAGTTAAGACCGCGTTTAAGGTGGTGGATGCGCGCCACCTGATTATTTCCAACAACCTCGACGGCACCATAAACCCGCTTTTCCCGGCTGAGTTGCAGCCACGCGACCGCACGCGCCTGACTAGTAAAGTGCAGGTCTCCAAAATTGCCGGAAACCTCCGACCGGCGAAGCTGACCGATTCAGGCATGAGCAGCCACGGCGCGCCAATCGTGGGCGCTGATAACGTGGTTGAGTCGGGCAATGGCCGCTCGATGGGGATCACCCGCGCCTATGAGCAGGGACAGGCCGAAGAGTACCGGCAGTACCTGATTGAGCATGCAAAAGACTACGGCCTTAAAGCGTCGGATATCGCGCAGATGGATATGCCGGTACTGGTGCGTGAGCGCATTACGGACGTTGACCGGGCGCAGTTTGCGAAAGATTCCAACCTCTCCGATTTGCAGGAAATGGCGGCGAGTGAGAAAGCCTTTGTTGATGCTGAAATGCTCGACGAACGTCTGATGGCCATCTTCAATCCGTCCGACGACGGCAACCTTCTGGCGCGCTCAAATGACGGCTTTATCCGGGCATTCATGAAAGAAATTGGCGACACGGCGACGGCAGGCCTGTTGACTGAAGACGGGCGCCCGACGAAGCAACTGATTGACCGTATGCAGAATGCGATCTTTGCCCGCGCTTACAAAGACGAACGCCTGGTTAAGCTGGTATCTGAAGAGCCGGATCCCGAAATGCGCAACATCCTGACAGCGCTCAACACGGCGGCAAGCGAGTTTGCACAGATGCAGATGCTATCCGGAGACGTTCATCGGCAGGCCGTCACCGGGCTGGTGGACGGGGTGCAGTCGGTTGATGGTCTCGATCAGCAGGCAATCGCCGCGCTGCAGGATGCTATCAAGCTGGTTCGCCAGGCCAAAGATAGCGGGCAGGCCATACAGGAAGTGCTGGCACAGCAGGGGCTGTTTGAGGAATCCAGCAAAGAAGCCGAAGCGCTGGCGCTGTTTATTGTGGCAAACAACCGCAGCGCAAAGCGTATCGGGGCCGCGTTTAAAAAGATGGCGCAGAAGATTAACGACGAGCTGTTACACCAGCAGCAGGCACGGGGGGATATGTTCGGCGGCGGTGAGCTGACGCTGAATGACGTGCTAACGGCTGTATCAGGAGAGATTGAGGAGGAATTTGGTGAAGGTAAGGGGTTAAGCTTTGCCATTTTCGAGTCTGTCAGCGCGCAAGCAACGAACTAATTTTACTGGTTCATAATATGCGTCAGCTCAGACCTGAGCTGACGGTTTTCACTGGCTGCACATCATTAAATCTGACCGTCTGCTTTGAGCGAAAAGCGGACCTTAAACATGTTTGATCTAAAGAAGCTAGCCCGCTAACCAGTGGGCTTAAGGCCACTATTTTTTTAACATGTATATGCAGGAATTGACGTTTTCGCCATTATCCGTAGTAACTTTGACGGGCACGCGCTCATATTGACTACCTTCAAATTCGTCAAGCACCTGCCAGTGACGCTGTAAGTTCTCAGAGGTAAAAAGGAATCCTTGCACGCGATTACCTGAGCTATCCAAAATAATACCGGGATAACCCATTTCGGCTCCCCATCCCTCATTGATAAGAGAGCCTGAGACATGGCCTTCGCGCCATGTACCCCCTATCTTTTCGAGAATATGAGCGTTAGGACGGCCGGGTCCCAGCGTTCCGTAAACAAACAGACTTTCCATGCATCCTCCTGTTAAAAGTAGTAAGCAGGATATCTCACTATCAACTTTTTCATCCAGAGGATATGCGAGGCAAATCCATCAACATATACCAAGGGCACAAAATGGGTGAATGTCAGGTTTATGTCCTGATCTGCTCCGGAAACTAACATGCCATGATGCAAGCAACGTCCGCTTCTGGCACAGAGCGGACTATAGGTTCTTAAAGCCCGCTACGAGCTAATACACAATGGCCGCACCAAGCGGCCTTTCTTCCACTGGAAATTACAAACTCCATACAGTCCGGCTCTTCATCAACACAGAGAGCGGAACCAAAATGGACCAATCCCCTAATCGTAAAGCCTTTGGCGACATGCTGGCCTTTTCCGAAGGCACCAGTACTCACCCTTTAACCCGTATGCGTGGCTATGACGTCATCGTGACCGGGCTGGGCGAAAAGCAGGGCGAAATCTTTACCGATTTCAGTGATCACCCGTTTGCACATCGCCGTGCAAAAGAGCTTAACAGTCACGGCCTGACGTCTACCGCAGCGGGCCGCTATCAGCAGCTTTATCGCTACTGGCCAGCCTATAAAAATCAGCTGAACCTGCCAGATTTCAGTCCTGCCTCACAGGAGAAATTGCTTGATCAGCTGCTGAAAGAGCAGGGCGCTTATGCCGATGTTCTGGCTGGCCGGATCCGCACGGCAATTGGTAAAACCAATGATATTTGGGCTTCGCTTAGCGGTTCGCCTTACGGTCAGAAAACTCACCCGATTGAAACGCTACTGACTGCCTACAAAAAAGCAGGCGGCACCGTTACTGACTAACAGCCGCGAAAGCCTTCAGGTATGACTGAGTAATCCACACCTGCCGAAAAGCTGCCGCTCAATGGATCTGAGTAGCGGTGGCCTTTCGGCTTCCTGCCACTAGCAGGCTTTGCTCTGAACGTAGACTTCAGCGCCTGGTAGGCTTCATGCAGTACTCCGCCTTTTCGCTGAAACTCTTCTGCGCTTCGTTCGTTCTGCGCTGCTGACGATGATGCTGCCAGCTGCTTTTGCGTGTTCTGGTAAAACCCGTACTTTTTCACTGTGGCGGGTTGTGGTTCTGTTGACTTTTCAACTTCAGAATTTAATGGCTCCCCATTTTGTATTTTTCTTTTACTGGAGTGATCTCTTACTTCTTGTTGGTCATTTTGACTAGGGGTAGCCTGTTCATTGTGACTAGGGGTGTTGTGGATAAAATCGTTTTTAAAGAAGGCGTTAGCGATAACTCTCCGGACTATAGTCTGACGTCCGGACGGCTTCAGATTTGCCTCTTTCAGGGCGTCCAGACTGGCCCGGACAAATGAGAGTGCTTTACTGGTAAACGTGTACTTGCTGGGCTTGCTGACGCTGTGATTTTTCTCGTCGCGCTGCTCTTCATAGCTGAGGATCCCCAGCTTAACGGCAGCACGATAAGCACGCTGAACGGTAGATATACTGCAACCGGCTTCTTCAGCCAGATTCCTGAGCGATTTGATAATGATGAAATCGGACGTGGAACCTGCCAGATTGCAGGCGAATTTTAAAACACGGGTAACTGACTTCGGGAGGGGGGATAGTTCGATAATATGGGTGAGATCAAAGCCTGTAATTCGGACAGATCTATGCTCGTTATTTGAGCGAAATGCGGGAAAAGTGTTGCCGGGATCTGCGCTATTAGCTACTATAGACACGCTTTTAAGTCCTTCAAGTTTGGGACATGGGCTCTCCTTAATTCCTTGCTACTGGGAATTAAGAGATGATGTCCTCCACAAGACAACAGGTGCAATGCCTGAGTCAGTGGTTTTAAAAGTAACTTCCTACCAAAGAAGTTGTACGGCACAACGCCGGTGTGGTCTCGACAACCACACAAAGTTGTTTAAAAATCGTCTGCGCTAACAGGCGATTTTTTTTCGTCCTCACATTCAGTCGCCAAACTGAATTTGAGCGCGGATAATAAACGCGATCCGATAAAGGATCAACACTCAGTTTTTTCCTAATTTTTAGTTTTGACTAAAACGTGCCCCAGTTTTTCAGGGCACGGTTTTCTTTTCGCCTTACTTTCTTGGGTTAATCCATAGCAGTGGTATTGAGTCCACGGCTGACGGGCGCGTCTGCGGTAATGTGTGCTGGTGGGCGGTTCCGATCGGCAGTGTGGCCGTCGCATTTGTGCCGATTGATTCCAGCATTGCCGCAACAATCTGCGCGTCTTCCGGCGTGTCCATGCGGCACAGCGCCGTTTGCTGGGCTTTACTTAAAAACAGCGGCATGTTAGCCAGCGCATCCTTCATAATCCGGCGTCGGGCCTTTGCCACGGTGCCAGCACTCTCGATCATCAGTTGCGCGCTGCGCAGACGTTCCTCCAGCTCCAGACGCTTTCCGTGCTCGATGTAAAGCGCAGACTCCAGCAGCGAAGAATCCGCAGACTCAAACATTGCCGCCTGGCCGCGCATGGTCTCGAAGTGCTGGATAATGTCAGCCGCCTGATTCTCCGAATACCCCTTTTCCCTCAGACCTGCGAGCATTGCGTCAGCACGTTCACTGGCTGATTCCAGCAGCAGAGCAGGGTGATCTTGGCTGATATAGTTCGGATTGGTCACGTAATCGAAGCCGTGGAAGCTGGTCACTTTGGAAATGGCGTTATCATCGCCGCCAGTCGCCCATGACCAGCCACCAGCGCGGGAACGGTTCATGCCGTCAACGATGTTGCCGGGCTCAGTATCCAGAATCTCCTGAATGTGAGTTACGATGCCGTTATCATCCACGCTGGCCTCCAGCGTGCGGTTAGACGGCACGTTTTCCAGCGTCACCGGCTTACCGTCAATCATCACAACCGCAAATTCAGGTAGGTTAAGCCGTCCGGTCTTTGCGTAATAAGCGGCGCGTCGTCCATGGCCGTAATACCCGAACATTTCCCCCAGCTGAATGCGCTCCTGCGTTTCGGGGCTGGCGAACGTTTCGCGGACAGAGCGCAGCAGATAGTTGCGGTCATTTTGTGGCGTGAAACGGCGAATTTTATCAATCAATGAAAAACGATCCGTAACTGTGCGGAGAGCGTTCATACAAACCTCATAATCACAATGTGATACCCCGCAAAGCGGCGGCAGCGCGGGCGATCGCCTGCGCGAAAGGATGGTAGAAAGGTTGTAATTTATGGGGTTAGTGATTCTTTAACTATGGCTGGATCTAATGACCAGTGGATAATTTCACATAAGACATATTGAATTTATCAGCACGGTGGCTATAGTGTGCGCGCCGCTGAAGAGATTCAGCGACCAGGTTTGGAACCCTGAAAAAGCATGAGAACTGGCACATAGTGCCTTCGGCGCTACCACGTCCGGATCACTCCGGGCGTATCTATGGTGGCGTTGGTGGGGCTACCTTCGGGTAGGCCGGTTTTCTTGTGCACCGGTAGTTCCAACCCTGTCAACGTCACCACCCGGAGATTGGAACCTCCTGTAGTGACGCTTCTTTTCGCACAAGGAGCATTTCATGCCTGATAATCCCGACACGCCATCCCCGGCGCCGCTACGTTTTGCCCGTGCTATGACCGCTATCAGCGAGACTGAAAGCGCTATCTGCCGTCGAGCAAAATGGGGTAATACCCCCGTTCATGTGTTTACTCAGAATGACGCTGACAACCAAAAAACATTTATCGTCATGGGTGAATCAGGCGCGCTATTTTTTTATGAACCTACACCAGAAGATATTCAATCCTCAGACTGGCAGGTAATTTCGCTGCTACACTGAATCCGCATAATTTGTCATAGAGTGAAAAATTAGAGCTGATTCAGGTTCCGGCGGTTAATTTAATTATCTCCCTTGCCAGATCGTCTCTTTCGGGCGCGTATATATCAGTACCAGGCTGACTATACAGTTAGTAACTGCCCGCAAATAAAATCTAATAATAAGAATCAATATCATTATCTTTCGCCTGAATAATCAGGATTAATACTGCTTAAGGAATTAGCATGATAAAAGCAAAGAAATACTACGTCTCTTTCCATTACGAAAGCGGCACACTGTTGCACCGTGAAGGCTGTGATTTGATCCCGAAGTCGCTTGAAAGTCGGATATTTATTGGCACACTGTATACCACGCAGCAGGCGATGACCGTAGCGGTAGTTCACCACCGCAATACTAAACTCTGTCCAGTATGTTTGCAGAAACAAAGCCCTGAACAGACTGATGCCCGTAAAGAGCGGTTTGCAAATTTTAGCCAGGACCCTTTTGCCGAACAGACAAAGAGGCCTGGGGCCAAAGCAAAGAAAGCGCCAGCGATAGCGACACAGAAATGCCAGACATCTGACATACCAGCCGTTGTGCCTGCCGCTAAAGTTATGAAACTCGCCATTGCTCAGCAGTACCCCGGACCACAGCAGGTAGTAAAAGTTAAAAAGGGCGTGAAAGCCGTGGCGGTACAGCACTTTGTATATGACTGGCCTAATTAGCTGCATCTGATACACAAGCGTAACACCGCCGAAAGAAACTCCGGATATAACCGCACGAAAGATTAACCATGTGCGGCTTTTTTTCGTCTGAAACTAATCTATTTACTTAACACATAATGATTACCTTTATAAATTATTTCCTTCAAATACTTCTTTAAATTTGGCATTCAATTATTTTGATCAAAAGCCGCTATTAAGATCATAAAATTTGTGGAAGGAGGCGAAAGGTTTGCTAAACCAGTGAGTTTTACTCAGATTTATAGGGTTTTCTTTTATCTCAAAAGGACAGGAAGGCCGAAACAAAATGACTCGATCAGCAATTAGTTTCGCTGATATCAGTCGTTATTTTTGCCAGTGTGATTAATGGGTAGTAATAAGCATTTTAAAGACTTATCACTCACTAATCCGCAATGAAGGTTTTATCAACCGCACATTTCCCCCTGAAGGTGGTGTGCGGTCTATTTTTTCCTGCAGTCAGTTACCAGGTGCAGTCACATAGCGCGCAAATGCCACCAGCTCTTCATGCGTCCAGCTGGCCGGATCGGTACCATCCGGCGCAGACTCATTCATCATTCCGCCACCGCCTTCATCCTCCTGTGCATCGGCTTTTTTCCTGCTCTTTTCAAACTCTGCCAGCATCTTGTCGAGCGTGCCGCCGTCCATCTTCAGCTGATCGCTGAACAGGTAGCGCATGAACGTGTCATTCTCTGCCAGCTTGTTATTGGCCTGCAGCGCATCCATGACCTGCACCATCAGGGTAATGAAGTTAGCGCGGGCGTCCATTTCGCGGTTTTCTTCTTCCTGAATTGCGGTGTTCATAGAGTTAAATTGCACGACATAGGGCCGATCATTGACCGGGTAAACCTTGCCGTATTTGAACGCCAGGTGAATGTCGATCAGGCGGTAAATCATTTCCTGCGCGCCCTGGCGTAACCATTGCGCCCGGAGTGCCGCCTGAATAGCCGTCTGAATCCAGCCGCCTTCACCCAGCCCACCAGCCATCTGATCGGCCCAGCCCAGCATAGTTGAGTCGATACCGAGTGCGGCGCACAGCTGGCGCAGGTGAAACATCACGTCCTCGATGCCGGTAATGTCGGCGGGTATCGACTGCGTATCGATCGTAATCCCGTTTTTGCCGTCACCCATCACTGGAATCACATGGTTCATCACGGTTGGCATGGTGTTGCCGTTCACCGCTTTTTTCTGGAGCGCTTCGCCGTGGCGCTTGAGCGTCTGCGACACGGTTCGGGTGTAGTTCGCGCCGACGACCGGATCGAGTGAGTTGGTAGTCAGGGCAATCAGCCGGTCAATTTTGGCAGCGTTGTAGCGCGTCGCCTTCAGCGCATTCAGCGCGCCGACCAGATTCAGGAAGGGCTCATAGGCGTGCGCCAGGAAGCTGGTGCCGTAGTTCTGCGTCTCCGCAACCTCCTTGTCTTCTTCTTCTGACAGCAGAGAGTAACCACGATTGCCGGACGTCACCGGCTGCACGTTACGGGTTGGCGTCCAGTACGGATTTTTCATCGGTACCAGAGACCATGGCGTAGACAGCGTGCGGGTATGGGTGTCAGGCGACAGCACATAATCCCCGCCGAAGCCGACCAGCTGATCGCCTTTGTAAAACTCCTGGATGAAGTAGGGCAGCGAGTAATAGCTGTTTTCAAGGCTGGTGATCCCTTTACCGGAGCGGGCATAGGGGCGCACGTAGGACACGCCGAAAATCGCCATTGTCATAGCCAGCGACGGCAGGTGCCGGTTAATCATCGCGCCCAAATCATCCTGCAGCTCTTTGGCCCGTGCCGCGCCTTCTGCGTCTGACGGATCGACCGGCACGATAGAGAATGCCAGCCCGGTTTTTTTATCCGGCGCGAGTGCGTGGCCAATGTGGATATTTAGCGCGGCTGAGCACGTCGGGCTATTCGCCATTTCCTCCAGAATCGCATAGCGCTGCAGCCGGTCCAGCGGCAACTCTGCGCCCAGGTAAAGACTGTCGCCAGCCGAGGTCATTTCCCCCGCTTTCCCTTCGTTGTACGCCATAGCCGCCAGCCCGGAGCGGGAGACGACCACGTTTTGCCCGTTAGTCCATGCGAGGCTTTGCGGTGCCTCAGTCGCAGCCCCCCGGAATGCCTGCCTTAATGCGCTTAAAACGGACAACGCCTTTTTTTTAGTAGCCAAAGTTATACGCCCTATTTAATAAACCTTTAGAATCAGATAAAGCATATCCGCTTTATGCAATCTGAGGAAAAGTTACACAGTGGAAAATCCAGCAAACAGGGCGGTGCAGGAGGCGGGATCGGTTGAGGAACTGATCCGGCTGGTCATGCGCCTGCACAAACAGCGGACCGTAGTAGCGTTTGGCGTTACCAAGCGTGAAGGCGTGAGCCTGCAGCGTGAGCGCCGGAGTGCAAACGACGATGCGATCGCACTGCTTAACTCACTGCCGCAGGGTTTTGACGGCAACAAGCTGACCGATGAACAGCGCCGGGTGCTGGCGGGCTACAGCGGCGAGGGCGGTCTTGAAGGCAGTGGCGGCAGTCAGTACGAGTACTACACGCCGCCATTTATGGCCGAGGGAATATGGGATCTGTTTTCCGATTACGGCATTATCAGCGGTCACATGCTGGAGCCGTCAGCCGGTACCGGCGTTTTTCAGGAGACAAAACCGGC